ATAATAGAACATTACGAGGTTGTGATAGAAAATGAAAATAAGGAAATACAAAAAACAATTGAAAGAATAGAAAATCCTTCAATTAGAAAAACTAAAAAACAGAATAATATATTATCTAAACTAGAGGACATTGATAATGACACTTAAGCAAGATGTAATAAAAACTTTTGGTAACGATGTAATGATGTCTGCAACCTCTTTAGTTGACAGAGAATCTATTGTTGTTCCTGTAGGCCCATCTTTAGACATAGTTTTAAACGGAGGCATTCCAGAAGGTAGCTTTGTTGTATTGACAGGTCAGCCGAAATGCGGTAAAACTACGACATCTCTATATTTCGCCGCTACTGCTCAAGACGATAAGTACAAGGGAGCCTTAAAGACAAGTAGAAAAGTGTACTATCTAAACATAGAAGGTCGACTTAAAAAACGTGATTTAGAAGGGATACCTCATTTAGACTTAGACAGATTTGAAGTCATAGGTTCGCAACAGGGTAAGATACTACACGCAGAAGAATATTTGCAAATAGCAGAAAAAATCATTAACGAAGAACCAGGGTCAATAGTAATTATCGATTCATATTCTGCTTTGTGTACAGAAGCAGAGATTACTAGTGACATGAGTAAAATGCAAAGAGCTGATGGCGCTAAATTATTAGCTAAATTTTGCAGGAAGGTTGCGAATGTCATACCTGTTAATAAAAATATTGTAATAGGCATTACTCATTTAATGGGTAATCCAACAGGATATGGAGCTGAATTTAAAGAAAAATCTGGACAAGCAGTTGCTTATCAAACAGATATAAAATTAAGAGCAAAGACTTTTAAGAGTTGGGCTCCAGGATCTGACGGAACTCAAATAGGACAAGAAGTAGATTGGCAGGTAGTATGCTCTGCTTTAGGTCCTCCGGGAGCCGTTATTACTAGTTATATAAGATATGGAGAAGGAATAGATAAATATACTGAACTCATTACTTTAGCTTCTGATTTTGGTATTATACAAAAAGGTGGTTCTTGGTATACTATTAATAGCGTAAAAGATAAACCTAAATTCCAAGGAACAGAAAAATTAAGAAAATTTTTAGTAGAAAATCCAGAAACTTTTGATAATATTTTATCCGAACTTAAAACTACTATAGGAATAAAATGATAAACGTATTAGACTTAGATGGCATCAGTCGCAAGTGGAGTTTAACAGGACTGTCTTCGCATAGTAAATCTAACAGGAAATCAGAGCTGCATCTGAAAACTAGGTCTATATTAAAAGCATTATATCCCACATTACAAATACTAGAAGAGGTACCTATTCAGGTTTCTAAATCTAGTACCTTATTTATGGATTTTTATTTACCGCTTAAAAAGTTGTGTGTAGAAGTTCATGGTGAACAACATTATAAATTTATTAAGCATTATCACGTAAATGCGATAGGATTTGCTAAAGCGAAGAAAAGAGATCAACAAAAACAGGATTGGTGTCAAATTAATGATATCAAATATGTAGCATTGCCTTATGATGAAAAAGAAGAAGAATGGACAGAAAGAATAAAGAATAATGAATAGCAAAGAACAAGTAGAATATTGGGATAAAATTTTAGACGAATACGAAAATTCAATTGGATTTAATCCATATAATAACGTATTCCAACATAACATGGAACAATATTTTTCTATGACTAGAGATGACATAGAATCAATGTCACCAGAAGATTGTGCTCAAGTATCTTATGTATTAGGACAATTTGCTTTTCATATTCAAAGAAGTATTAATAGGGAAATAGCTAGAGTAAATTGGGCAGAAGACAGTATCAAAGAAGTTATAGCAGACGAGATCAATAACTATAAAGGATATGGATATATAGAAAAATCTTTACAGGCTATAAAACATAATGATAAAGCAAGTAGTTTAAATAAAATTAAAAAATATGCTAAACAAAGATCCGACAGATTGTCGTATTTAGCTAATAATATTAAAAACCTATCAGATATAATGTTGTCTGTACAAAAAGCAAAGGCGAAACATGGCACTTGATAAAGAAGATATACTAGCCTTAATATCTATTTTGAAAAAAGGTTTAGAGGACGATTCTGATACGCCCGAAGAAAAAGTGGTATCTAGAAATACTAATAAAAAAAATATATCGTCAAGTAAAAAATCCTCTTCTAAGAAGAAAAATAAAAAAGTTAATAAATTCAGTGATATGAGTGAATTTACAATGCATAAAGAGGACATAGAAATTGATAAGCAGTTGAATGTAACACCTCCATCTCCTAGAACTAGGTCATTTTCCATGGTGGATGTAGTTTGTAGAGTGTGTGGTAAAAAAGAAACAGTCAGTCCAGCATCTATTACGGAATCATCAGGAAGATACAAGTGCAATAAATGTTGCACGCTACCCGGCTAGGTCATATCATAGAACATGAGAAAAGTTTTAGCAGATCCATCTGCCGAAAGAGCAGTATTGAGTGGTTTAATAACCTACGGAGATCAGGTTTATGTTGACGTAGCTGACCTGCTATCTGACGATATTTTTACAGTAGACAGTAATCAGCATATCTATCTTTGTATTAAAAATATTTTTGATAAACAAACCTCTCCGACATTAGACATAGCATCCATAATGTCTTCTGCTCAAGAACTTTCTATTGGACACATTTTCGCACATAAAGAAGAAGTCCAACACTTAAAAGCTATATGTGATTTTCCTGTAGATATAAAAAATGTTAGAAAATTTGCAGGAAAGATTAAAAAGCTTGAAATAGCAAGAAGCATATATGGCAAAATGGATCACATTAAAGAATCCATGCTTGATGTTACCGGCAGTGAATCAGTAGCTTCTATTTTAGGTATAGCAGAAGAACAAATATATAACTTAGCAGAAACCCTGTCTGGAGAACCTGAGTCTGCTCCTGTTTCAGTAAGTAGTAATATAGAAGAATATGTTGAAGAGTTGAGCAAACAGGTTGTCGATCAGATTGGTATTCCTACTGGATTTCCTGTTTATGATCAAGCTATTGGAGGAGGTTTAAGAAGAGGTACTATTAATGTTATAGCAGCAAGACCTAAGACAGGTAAAACATTATTAGCTGACAATATGGGTTATCATATAGCTAATAAATTAAAGATACCAGTATTGAATATGGACACAGAAATGTCTAAAGAAGACCATATCCATAGACTATTAGCTATGATTACTCAAATAGAACTAAATAAAATAGAAACTGGTAAATTTTCAGATTCTCCTAATCAAGTTAAAAATATACAAAAGGCTGTTGATGAATTAAAGAAAACAAATCTGTATTATAAAATTATTGCAGGTAAACCTTTCGACGAACAATTGTCCATAATGCGTAGATGGATAGCAAAAGAAGTAGGTTTCAATAGCGACGGAACTGCTAAAGAATGCGTTATATTTTATGACTATCTAAAGCTTATGGATTCTATAGGCATGTCTCAAGACCTGAAAGAATATCAGGTTCTAGGTTTTATGATGACAGCACTGCATAATTTTGCTGTGAAGTATAAAATTCCTATCGTAGCTTTTGTGCAACTTAATAGGGATGGTATCACAAAGGAAAGCACAGACACAGCTAGTGGATCAGATAGGATTATATGGTTATGTAGCAATTTTAGTATTTTCAAAAGAAAAAGCGATGAGGAAATAGCTCAAGACGGACCAGAAAATGGTAACAGAAAACTTTTACCTGTTGTAAGTAGACATGGTGGAGGATTAGACGACAATGATTATATTAATTGTAACATGCAAGGTTGGTGTGCAAGAATTACTGAAGCACAAACTAAATTAGAACTAATGAATAATACCCAAGCTAAACAAGAAGGATTCTCTTTGGATGACAACACTAATGAAGCCGAAATTCCGTTCATATAATCAGCGTCAATTAAAAGAAATATCTGATATATTATGCTCAGACATCGAACATACTTTAGAAAGTTTAGGTGTTGAAGATTATAAGATTATAGATAAGATGGTAACTATGAGCTGTCCCATACATGGAGGAGACAACTCATCTGCTCTGAATTTATACTATGTGGGAGATACCTACAGAGGTAACTGGAAATGTAGAACGCATCAGTGTGAGGAAACTTTTAAGTCTTCAATTATAGGTTTCATTAGAGGATATCTTTCTAAGGAGCAAAAGGATTGGGAAAAACCAGGGGATGACACTGTTTCTTTTGCTGAAGCTATAAGCGTAGCTGAAAAGATAGCTAAATATGACGGAAAAGAAATTAAGGTTTCTAAACAACACAAAGAAAAATTTAATTTCGTTAATACAGTTAAAAATATTGCTATAGAAAAACCAAAATCTGTTGGTGTTGAAAGAAATTTTATTAAATCAAATCTTGAGATTCCTTCTAAATATTTTATATCCAGAGGTTTTGATAAGGATATCTTAACAAAATATGATGTCGGAGAATGTACTAGACCCAATAGGCCCATGTCTTCTAGAGCGGTAGTGCCAGTATACGATATGGATGGAGATATTATGGTAGGATGTTCTGGTAGGAGTATTTTTGATAAATGTGATAAATGCTCTGCCTATCATAATCCTACTCATAACTGTCCACAGAAAGAGAAGTCGTGGTTATATTCTAAATGGAAACACAGTAGTGATTTTAAAACACAAAATTATTTATACAATATGTGGTATGCTAAAAAATACATAAAAAAAACAGCTACGGTAATTATTGTGGAAAGTCCAGGAAATGTATGGAAATTAGAACAGGCAGGAATTCATAATAGTGTTGCTGTATTTGGTACAAATTTAGCAGATAGACAAAAAATGATTATAGACATTTCTGGTGCTATGAATATTATAACAGTAATGGATAGTGATGATCCGGGTCAGGCTGGAGCTAAAAAGATATATGACAAATGCAATAGAACATACAATGTTTTTAATATTAAACTATCTAATAATACAGATATAGGGGAGATGGATACTGAAGACATCAAGAAAGAGATTTTACCTCAAGTAGAAAAGTATTACATATGAAGATATTAGCA